AGAATTTTTATTTGCACTTAAAAAAGAATGGGATAAAAAAAATGACTGTCCTTATCCAGCAGGTTTATATCCTGACATAGATACCATATCTTTAAATATAAGGTAATCACAAATAAACTCATTATTTAAAAAGGGAGAAAATCTAATGGATAAGAACTATAATGACTTTTTATCGAAACAGGCTCAAAAGAGTAAAGACGAATTAATGCTTAATGCGTGTTATGAAGCCATAAGTAAAAAAAATCTTAAGGAATGCGAGACATTTTTTGAAGAACACGATCCCGAAGAGTGGTTGAGAAATTATTATCCTAAAGAAGCGTATAGATACCGTGAGAACAAGAAAAGCGGTATGATGCGAGTAAATTTTAAAAATATCATTATACCTGAATCTGTTATGAATGAGTGTTTGGGATTACCGGAAAACTTTCCTCTTACTGAAGAACATAAGATATTCATAACAGATTACATACAAAAGCAATTCGATGAAGGCAATATAAAAGTATGGGGCGGTGATTTGGAGGGAACTATCATGAAGTATCTCAAGAACTTAAAACTCAGTGTATCAATCTCCGAATAAACAAATAACTTGACATTTTTCACAAACTTAATTATAATAATCATATGTTAAAACAAAATAAAAATATACCGTCAATAAGACTTATCGAAAAGGTGAAAACATTATGCGATGATAGTGGTGAAATACGCAGTGAAAACGGACAACCTTTTTATGGCAAAATTAATATAACATTTCAAAAAGGTAAACGAATCTTTGTAGAGAGGTCTGAAACAATGAAATAGTATCATATAAGTATTAATATATAAAATAGTTCAAGACGGAAAAACCGATTGATAGATAATATCATTCGGTTTTTTTGCGTTTAAAAGGAGAGAAATATGAAAAGACTATTGCTTGCACTGCTCTTGATTGGAATGTTCTCGGTAAACATTTATGCAGAACCGCCAACTGGCATTAATCTTGCTCACGATGTTACTTTTCAGCTTGTTACCGGAGACTTAACGTCAACAGGAACGCAATATTCCACAATGGACACAACAGGTACTGCGGCGAATATTGTCAGTTATACTGCTGATTGGGAAGAGCATATCGACTTGAACTACAAGAGAATAACTCAAAAAAACTTAACAAAAAAGGAAACAAAACCATGAAAGAACTCATCCAAAAAGCACTCAAAGCGATAGGGCTTTCCGAGGACTTATGGGAAAAAATTACCGTCACATCTGAAACAGAAATTGAATCTGCCGTAAAAAAACTCGCATCAGAACAGCGAGAGGAAAAGATCAGAGAGGTACTTAAAAAAGAAGGACTGACTGACGATCTTGACAAAATGATCGAATCTAAAGCTGATCAGGCTGTCACAAAAGGAATCAAAACTTACGAAGAAAATCGTAACGCAGATGCAAAGAAAAAAGCAGATGAAGACGCGAAGGCGGAAGAAGCAAAAAAACTGGCTGATGAATTAGCCAAGAAAAAGGCGGATGAATTGAAAGATCTTGAAGGTGACAAAAAGACAATTGCGGAATTACAACAGAGACTTGATGATTCTGACAAAAGACATAAAGAGTTAGAAGATCAAATATCTGGCGTGAAAACTACGTTGTCCGATGTTGACAGAAAGGCGTTGATTACAGAAAAAATCAAAGCCGCAAAACTTAATCCGAAATTTGAAGATTATGTTACTGAAACTGATGCCGGCAAGATCGAAACACAAGTCAATGGTTTGAAAGATACGTATGCTTCTCAAAAACAGATTGACAATGATGCTTTAATCGCCGCAGGTGGTAAAATCGTAACCGGAGGCGGTGCTGATGGTTTTGATAATGCGGATATTGTCGCACACGCTCAGAGCAAAACCGGAGATGTAGTCCAAGTTAAAGGTCGTGCTTCTCAGCAAATAGTTGCCTCGAAAGCGGCAATTGCAGTACCAACAAAATAAAATAGTTAATTAAATTTAAACAAAAGGAGTCAACACATGGATCGGTTATCAACTAACAACCTTGATGTTGTCGAAGATGACGGTGTTCAGTATCTTGACCCGTTTAATGAAATTCTGTCTGATATTCCCGGAGGTGGAACACTTAAAGCCTCCGAACCTGCGGCTGATATGCAAACTCTGAACAGAGGTGTTATGCTTGCTGAATCTTCGAGTACAGATGGCATATATAACATCATAAAAACGCAGAAATCAGATAGCACTCAAGCAGCATCCACAAGTATCACTTTAACAACGAAATCAACAGGCATTGGTCTGTTCAAAGTTGGCGAGTATATAGCAAAATATGGCGCGGCTACAGCATCAACCATTACATCAGTCACTCGCACTTCATCGACTCAGGACACTATTGTGACAGGAACCGCAATCGGTGCTTTGGCAACTTCCAGTACGATAACTGAAGAGTCTGCCGCATCAACAGTTGTTGCCGCTACTCTTAGTGGACAATATGACGCAATCGGATTTTCCAGAAGCGTTCTTAAAGTTAGAGAAAGTGACAATACAACTCTGAATAATGTGAATGTCGGCATTGTTACCCGTGGTGAAGTAAACGAATCTCTTCTCCCTTATCCGGTTGACGCAGGTCAAAAAACGGCTCTTACTGACAGAATCAGATTTGCCTAAGTCAAACTAACATTAAATTAAAAGATAAGGAGAATTGCAATGGCTGAACATACACTTTTAAAAGAAATAAATAAAAAGTCTATCGGGACTTATATCAAAAGTCTCCCGGAACAGCTTTGGTTCTATGAGGACTTTTTCCCTGCCGAGCAAGTTGATGAATTGAAGTATGAAACATTGATCGGCGCAGAGGCAAGACCTGTCGCGGCTGATATCGTGCCGTATAATACATCTGCTCCGAAGAAATCCCGTCCGGTAGTTGACAAACTGACCGGGACAATCCCTGCAATTCGCGTTAAACGTGAAATGACAGAAGATGATTTGAATACATATAATCAGCTTCAACGTCTTGCAGATCCGAACCAACAGAAACTGCTCAATCTTGTTTTCGATGATCCTGAATTCGTATGGAAATCTGTTCGAGGACGGCTTGAATGGCTTGCGTTGAAAATCGTATCATATCCGCTTCTGACACTTACCAGAAATACAAATGTTGGAATTGTTACCGAATCTGAAGTTGATTTTCAGATGCCATCAGCGAATAAACTTGCCGCAAGTATCAAATGGGATGCAACGGCTTCAACAACAAAACCTATAACAGATTTCATTGCCGCAAGGACTGCCGCAAAAGCAATCGGCGTAACTCTGCAATATGTATTAATGGATGAAACTTATTGGGGATATTTCGCGGCTTCGACTGAAACAAAAAATTATGTTTATGGCACGTTATTCGGCGGCGCTGGATTACTGTTAACTCCAAACATTGCCGATGCAAACAGAATGCTTACTGCACAAGCATTACCGACCATCATAATTGTGGATCAGTCAATTACTGTCGAAGACGAAAATTTCTCTCAGACAACCGGAAATCCCTGGACGACAGGATATGTCACATTTATTCCTGATCTTCAGCTTGGTACTATGAAATATGGTCCGATTGCTGAAGAAACAAATAAACCAGAACAGGTTGTGCAGACAAAACAAAATGGCATCATAATCAGTAAATGGTCTGACACTGATCCTGTTGCTGAATTTACAAAAGGCGAAACAAACGCATTCCCGTCATGGGCGAATGTTGATTATTGTTTCAATATGATTGTAAATGCGACTATCTGGGCATAGGACGGTAAAATGACAAATCTTGAAGCCTTACAGTCTTTGACTGAATATAGATCAGATGATGATAATCTGTTTGAAAAAGCCCTACTTGATCGCGCAATTACTTCTGGCGATGACTATGCAGCGGCAAATGCACAGACTATCGATCTGACTATGGCTGACATATATCTCTATCTTGCCGGACATCCTGAGATGACTGAGGGACGTTGGTCGGTAAAATATCCAGTTGAAATATTACATAAACTGCGAAGAGATTTATATAATAAATGGGGTATTGCATTGCCGGAAATATCACAGGTGAATGCACTTAAAATCAATGGTCGAACATCGATCGATACGGCTATATGGTGAGGTGATTATGGGTTTTAAAAGATATCCCGATACTGCATTAATAACATGGATGAGTGGTGCTGGAACAATAATCTCCACAACAGGAGCATATTCGGAAGGCACTCTCACAACGTTGTCAATTATTTGCAATGCACAGCCAGCTTCTGAAAGATATGCAATTGATAATGACGGCAATAAAAAACGAATTCGATATGATATATCTATGCCATTAGTTACTGCTTCAGTTGATGTAAGTACGGCACAGGTTACATACGAAAGTGAAAAGTTTACTTTATTAAATCTCATGAATTATCAACTTCATTCGGAGGGGATATTGATATGAGTTTCGGACTTATTGCTGCATTTTCATTGCCTGTATTTTTCAGGAATATTGATAGATTTGTTAAGGATAAAGAGGACGATATTGTTATGGGTCTTGCATTTAAAGGCGAAGAGTTTGTCAATAATGCAAGAGTAAACGGCGAATATCAAGATAGAACATCGAATCTCAGGGGCTCAATTGCGTATGATGTTGTCAGAAATGGAGTGACTGCACAAAGCGATTATAGCGGAGGTGGTAAAGGTGACAGTGAATCAAGGTATTTTGCAGAAAAAGCCGTTGACGATGTTATTTTTGAAAATTCATTACTTTCAGACGATAAAATATGGTTGATCGGTGTTGCCGGAATGGAATATGCGGCGGCTGTTGAATCTAAGGGTTTTGATGTAATCACATCATCTGTACCCTCTGATAATAGTATACGATCACTTTTAAAAGGTGCGGGACTTGTATAATGCAAACACTGACTGATATAATTGAAAA